GAATCAAAGCCTGAACGAGTAGTCTGAGTAGCAGAGATAACAGGCACGTTAAACTCTACAGCCAGACCACGTAGCTCTTCAGCAATAGCCTTGATGTAGGTATACGAGTTTACGTTCGCACCCTGCTTAAGACGTGACGACATACAGATATTGAGATAGTCAATAAAGATGACGTCAGGTATAAAGTTCTTCTTGATCTTTAGCTCATTGAGCAGATGTCGGAAGTTAGCTGCACCAGCGGTAGAGGTAGGATACTCCTTGACGATAAGACGACCAACAGTCTTCTCTTTCAGACGCGTCATCTTCTTATCGTACGACTCTTTAGGTAGTACACTCAGCTCATCGAGAGGTACATTGAGAAGATTCGCGTCAATACGTTCAGCGATCTTCTCTTCTGCCATTTCCATCGTAATGTATAGAACATTCTTACCAGCAGCCGTATACGATGCAGCGAAGTGACACATCGCCAGCGTTTTACCGACACCAGTACCAGCTAGAAGAATGTTCAGAGTCTTACGAGGGAGACCGCCGCGGGTGATCTTATTCAGATAGTCGATATCGAATGGAAGGCGTTCTTCCTTACGATGATAGAACTCAAAGCGTGATTCAGCATCTTCGATGAAGTCGTGACCGATAGAAGTATCAAATGATACAGCCAATGCATCAGATAGAAGCTGAGGAATAGACCCCTTAGACAGCTTACCAGACTTATCATCCATTACCTGAATAGAGGCCATGATAGCATTATAGATGGCTTTGTCTTGACAGAACTTCTCGGTCTGATCAACCAGCCAATCTACATTGGACAGTTGATCAGATTGATCGGGAATCTCTTCTACAAGCTCTTTACATTCCTTGAACTGATCTTCCGAGATATTATCTCGGTTATTCAGATCCACAAGCATCGCCTCCTTAGTAGGGAAGGCATTATACTCCATCACATAAGAGTTGATTAGCTCGAAAACAACCTTATCGTTACGGTTATGAAAATATTCCGGCTTAAGAAATGGAATCGTTTTGCGAGCGTAAGTTTCATTGTTTAAGAGATTGTTGAATATTGCTCGCTCTAGATTCATTCATCACCTTCGATCGCTGCAAGTACTTCTGAGACATCATCTTCTTCCTTGATGATAGCACCGTGTGAGACAGTATACAGCTTCTCTACTGCAGCCTGGAATGTCTTTGAAGTAAGAATCGGCATCCAGAAGTCCTTGGACTGCGTTGCATCATAGCGATGCTTCTTATCTTCGATCTCGCCTGTCTCCATATCGACGCGTGAGTACCAGCCGTTAGAAGGCTTGATAACGTGACCGGTGATCATAGCAATATCCAGCAGACCAGACCACTTACTGATACCACCTTCGTATGTGACTTCAATAGGAATCTTCGACTTCTCTTTAACGTAGCGAGACTTCTCGACGTTGATAATGAAGTTATAGCCTACAGTCTCCTTACCGTCCTTCTCTTGCTGACGACCAAGGATAAAGATATTATCTGCAGAGTAGTACGAGCCTGTACCACCGCCAACGACATCCTTCGAATACAGCTCCAAAGTCTTATACGTATGGTTAACAACAACCATAGGAATATCTTTGAGGGTAAGGTGGGGCGTTACCATACGGAAGAACGACTTAAGTTGCTTAGCACGCGACATATCACCGACTGACTTACCGTCAAGCGCGTCTTCTACTTCCTTCTTAGATGCCAGGTTACCAATCGAATCGATAACAACAATCAGACGCTCACCACGCTCAAGCGCATTAAGCTGCTGCATAGCATCAAACTTTAGCTGCTCAACGTCAGTGATAGGAGTATGGATAACACGAGTCATATCGATACCGAATGATTCGAAGTACGACTGAGGGGTACCGAATTCGGAGTCATAGAACAGCATTACAGCTTCTGGATACTTGTCCAGATACGAACGAGCCATCATAAGACTGAAAGCCGTCTTAAAGTGCTTCGAGGGACCCGCCCACATAGTCAGACCAGGAGTAAGACCTCCATCAAGTCGACCCGAGAGGGCAATGTTAAGAGCTGGGATTGGTGTGGGAATCATATCCTTCTTATTGAAGAACTTAGATTCGGAAAGGATAGCAGTATCCTTGATTGTAGAATTCTTTTTAATCTTATCTAGTAGTGACATAGAATCTCCTTTGTATGGGCCGCAACCCTATACTTACTTGTAGTATGTTTAACGTATGAAATCAACTGTTTAGTATGTGCTCAAGGCGCTTTTTGAATTCGGCAATCTTAGCTGCACGATTAGGCCAACGAATCATTTCGTTCTTATCAGCGTCCTTAGCAAGGTTATTTAGCAACGGAAGTATAGATTTGTACATTGCCTCCGCTTTATTTTGTGCTGCTTGTACTTCATCGGCGTCTACAAACTCTGTATCTGAGTGTGTAGTAAAACCGAAGTCAAAATCTTCGTCTAGTTCAAATTCTGCCATTGTAGTTCCTTAATTAAAAAAGTCCATAAGAGTAGCTCTGCGCTCAATTTCCCAACCAATTGCACCTGTAATAGTCTTAATCGGCTCCAGGAAGGCCTTATCGAACTGCATGTTACGGTCAATATACATGTCCATGCCAAACTCCTTAGGTAGCTCTGACGGGCATGCAATAACAGACGTATGCAGAGGGTTAGGGGTTATGCAATAAGCATACTTGATCTTCTGACCAGAGTTAATCGCTTCGTACTTCTTATCAAGATTAAGCTTCTTCAAGTGGAAGTTATAGACCAAAGACCCCTTGACGTTGATAGGCGTTCCCTTCTGGAAAATCGAGCTACGATCAGCATACTTATCAAGATCCTTGACTGAGCGAGGCGAAGCAACCTGCTCAAACGTCATCGTACTGAACTCATCACGGAACTGCTGAATATAAAGCTGAAGGTCAGTTTCATTCTTATTCATAATAACCTCTAGAGCCTGCTTAATCGCATCGCGGCAGACCTGAGGAGTCGAAGTACGAATAGCCTCGATACCCATCATCTTAAGCTTAGGCTTAGCGTATTGCACCCCTTCCTGGTTAGCCACGTTCAGGATATAGCGCTTCTTAGCAGTCCAGATGCCCTTATCAGCGATACACTCTCGCTTCATCTTCATCTTCTGGTCATAGCCATTAACAATATCGCAGAGCTCTTGATAGCACTTATCGATATAAGGTTCAAGCACCTTAACGCAGACCTTATCCAGATAGGCTACTTCTTCGGCCTTAGTCATCTCCTTACCAGCGAGACCAATAAAGTTCTCAGCTTTAATATAGACAGAGTCGGTATCGCATGCAATCACATAGTCAACATCTTCAGTCTTAAACGTCTTATTGAGGTACACATTAAGCTTACCCTCAATCCAACGAGTAGTCAGCTGACCCGAAGCAGTAATCGCCTCAGCAAACTCCTTACGGTACCAACGGAAGAACTTATTACCAAGCGCACCATAAGCTGAGTTCAACTGAATCTTCTTAGCCATCTGAAGGTTATTGAACTTCGAGATATCCTTAGTCAGCTGGATCTTCTCCACGTCAGATGCAACCTCATAAGCTCTCTTCGCATCAAGCATCTTACCCTTATAGATAACACGCTCGTCATAGAACTTCTGCATCAGCGTAGGCAGGAAGCCCATCTTATCGCGGTCAAAGGTAGTCAGGTTAGCAGCCACAGCCACGTTACGCTCAACAATATCATCTTGATGATGAGCCAAGTATCCATCCAGGATCTTGCTTACACGAGCTTCCGCCTCTTCCTTTACAGTACATTCATCGCTACCAGGTAGCCAACCAGCAAACGTCTCAGGAGAGATATTATACTGCATAATGATATGAGGGTATAGAGAGTTCAAGTCGAGAGACACAACCCACTTATGCATACCTACCTGAGGATCCTTAACGTAGCCGCCTAGGATACCACGGTCAGATTCAGGCATAGTGATCTGAGGTATAACGATGTTACGTTCAAGCAGGTAGTGATGGATGATAATATCCCAAGCACGCACAGTAGTAAACGAGTCCTGGAAGTTAACCTTAGCGCCATAAGCCATAGCGTAGATAAGCTCAATTAACTTTAGCTTATCGTCTAGGTTATCAACCAGCTCAACGTCTCGAATATTGTACTCTACATACTTTTGCCAGTTACCGGTCTGTAGTCCAGCCAGTGAACCATACTCACCATAGTCCAACTTACGCTCGCCAAGCTCAACGAAAGCAATATGATCAAGCGAGTACGACTCTTGAATCGAGTAACCGAACTTCTTATAGAGCTGCATATAGTCAAGCACGGTAACACCTACCGGTTCCCAGACCTGATTAGTCTCACCCTCACGTCCGCCTAGACGAGGTACCTGACGCTCGTTTAGATTGCCCCATGGTGAGAGCTTACGAGCAGCAGACATACCCAGCACACGAATGATACGGTTAACGATGTAGGGAATATCGAAGAACTCAACGTTCCAGCCTGTCACAATGTCGGGTGAATACTCAACCGAGTTCCAGATCTCGATGAACGACTGCAGCAAGGCATACTCATCCTTGCACTTATAGTAGGTTACATCAGGGTTAGTATTTACATACTCACCACAACCAAAGACAGCTTTCTTACCCTTACGGGAGATCGTAATCAGAGTAATCTCGTTTGCAGCAGCCTGAATGTCAGGGAAGCCTTTCTCGTCAGAGATGTCGACCTCGATATCGATCGAGCAAACAGAAATAAGCGACGGGTCATACTCGACCTCGCCGCGGTAATAATCATAAATAAAGGTGTAAACAAAATTGTTTAG